ATTTTCAGAATCAGTAGAAGAAGTAGAATACATCTGTGAAGCAAAAGAAGATGGTTCTAAGAGTTACAAAATTCGTGGTATTTTTATGCAAGCAGACATAAAAAACCGCAACGGACGTATATATCCTATGGAAATACTTGAGAATGAGGTTGGAAGGTATAACAAGAATTTTATTAAGGAAAATCGGGCATTTGGGGAATTGGGACATCCAGAAGGACCAACGGTCAATTTGGAAAGAGTGTCACATATGATAACATCTTTGACGCCTGACGGAAAGAATTTTATTGGTGAAGCTAAAATAATGGACACACCTATGGGTAAGATAGTTAAAAATTTAATGGATGAGGGTGCAAAACTAGGTGTTTCTTCTAGAGGTATGGGAAGTTTGGAATCAAAAAGCGGCACTAATCACGTTAGAGATGATTTTTATCTCGCAACAGCTGCGGATATCGTAGCAGACCCATCAGCACCTAATGCTTTCGTAGAAGGTATTATGGAGGGGAAAGAGTGGGTTTGGAATAATGGATCACTTATTGAGGCACAGTTGCAAGATATAAAAACGAAATTTGATGTTAAAAAACGTCAAAGACATGCAAAAGTGGAAGCACTTGAGTTTGCAAAATTCCTCAAAATGTTATAACTTATAAATATTAATTACAAAACAAGGAGACACCCTAATGTCCGAATTAGAACAAACAATTGAAGAACTTGAAGCAGAAGTTCTAGCAGAACTTGAAGAAGCTGAAGACCCTACAAAAAAGGGTGCTGCTCCTGCTGAAAAGTCTAAAATGAAAAACGATGCGGAAGACACAGGAAAACCTGTTGTTGACCCAGAGCAAAAAGATGCACCGGCAAAGAAAGCTGTTGCCAAAGCAAAAGAAGCTTCTGGTGATCCAGCGCAAAAAGGCGAAGGAAAACCAATGAAACCAGAAAAACTTGCTGCTGGTGATCAGGTTGAAGCTGAAGAAGGTCAGGAAGAGTTAGAAGAAGCCAAAATGACTAAAGTTGCTTTAAAAGATGCAATGCATAAGAAAATGGAAAATATGTCTGCCGTTGATCTTAAAGCTGCATACGAATCAATGCATAATGAAGAAGAAGATGATGTTGAAGAAGCAATTTCTCCTGAGAAGAAAGAAGCTATCGATGCTCGTATTAAAGACCTTGACGTTAAAGAAGACGTTGATGCCCTTATGACTGGCGAAGACCTTTCTGAAGAATTTAAAACAAAAGCAGCAACAATTTTTGAAGCTGCAATAAAATCAAAATTACGGTCAGAAATTGATCGTATTCATGAAGAAGTGTTTAGTGAAAAAGAAACAGAACAAGAAACCTTCAAAGAAGAGTTAACTGAGAAGGTTGATACATATCTCAACTACGTTGTAGAGGAATGGACTAAGGACAATGAGTTAGCAATTGAGCGTGGACTTAAAGGCGAAATTGCAGAAGACTTTATTTCTGGACTGAAACAGTTGTTTGAAGATCACTATATTGACGTTCCAGACGAAAAGTATGACGTTCTGGAAGCACAATCTGAAAAAATTGCAGAATTAGAAGAGAAATTAAATGAATCAATTCAACAGAATGTTGAAATGAGTGAAAATAATTCTCTATTAGTTCGTGAGCAAGTCATTTCTGAAGTTTCAGATGATTTAGCTCAAACAGAGATTGAGAAGTTCAAAGGTCTTGTAGAAGATGTTGACTTTACAGATGAAGAGTCTTTCCGTGAAAAACTCAGCACTCTAAAGGAAAGTTATTTTCCTAAAGTTCAGCCTTCTAAAGATACTAGAGCAATAGATGATGAAAATGGTGGCACCGCACAGGACATTGATACGACAGATACTATGCATAAGTATATGTCTGCTATCAGTCGTGATCAAAAGGCGAGTGCATAAGTTTATAATTAAAAGATGTAAATAAAAAGGAGAAACTAATGTTTCAAACAGAACATCTACAAGAAAAGTGGCAGCCAGTCCTAGAACACCCTGATCTGGATAAGATTGAGGATTCTTATAAGCGGGCCGTCACTACTGTAATTCTAGAAAATCAAGAAAAAGCAATGCGAGAAGATAGTCATTTTCTTTCAGAAGCTGCTCCTACTAACTCAACCAACAATGCTGCTGGTGGAGTACAACAATGGGATCCGATTCTAATCTCACTCGTTCGCCGTGCAATGCCTAACCTTATTGCTTATGACGTATGCGGTGTTCAGCCAATGACAGGACCAACTGGTCTTATCTTTGCAATGCGGGCTAAAGCTGCATCTTCAGACGGTGCAGAATTGTTGGTAGATGAGCCAAATACTGGTCTTTCCAACGATGACGCTGCTGGTGATTTGACATCCTCGGCAATGACGGGTTCTAACCCAAAACTATTGAACGATAGTCCAGCTGGTATCTACTTATCACCAACTGGTATGACTACAGCTCAAGGTGAAGCCCTTGGTGATGCAACTGGAAACGCTTTCGCAGAGATGGCGTTCAGTATTGAGAAAACAACGGTTACTGCTGTTTCTCGAGCACTTAAAGCTGAATACACAATGGAACTTGCTCAAGACCTTAAAGCAATTCATGGTTTAGACGCAGAAACAGAATTGGCAAATATGTTGTCAACTGAAATTCTTGCTGAAATCAACCGTGAAGTTGTTCGTTCCCTGTATATCACCGCTGTTGCTGGTGCTCAGGTTAACACAACAACTGCTGGTACTTTCGATCTTGACACCGACTCTAATGGTCGTTGGTCAGTTGAGAAATTCAAAGGTTTGATGTTCCAAATCGAACGTGATGCCAATGCGATTGGTCAACAGACTCGCCGTGGTAAGGGTAACATGATCATCTGCTCCGCTGATGTTGCATCTGCACTTCAGATGGCTGGTGTTCTTGATTACACTCCTGCCCTCAACAACAACTTGAATGTTGATGATACATCCACCACATTTGCTGGTGTTATGAATGGTCGCTTTAAGGTTTATGTTGATCCATATTCTGCCAACGTAAGTGCTAATCAGTACTATGTTGCTGGATATAAAGGTACTTCACCTTACGATGCTGGTTTCTTCTACTGCCCATACGTTCCTCTTCAGATGGTTCGTGCAGTTGGTGAAAACACATTCCAACCAAAAATTGGATTTAAGACACGTTACGGAATGGCTGCAAATCCATTTGCCGCTGCTGGTGCAGCTGCTGCTGGTTTCCCTGCTGCTGGTCTTAACTCTGATGCATCTCTTGATGCAAATACGAACTCTTACTATCGCAGAGTTAAGGTCAACAATCTTATGTAAACTTTGTTTTAATAAGAAACTTAACTACAAACTTAGAGGGTGCTGGAAACAGCACCCTCTTTTTTTTGTTATAAATAGTATTAGAGGTAAATAAATGGCAACAGTAAAAACACAACCAGATAAATTAGATTACGCAAGTCCTACTCAATTTAAGTTTGGTATTCATCAACTTCCAAAAGTAGAGTTTTTCTCTACTGCTGCAACTATACCAGCAATTGCTTTATCTGATATATTAGTACCAACTCCATTTAAAGCACTGCCAATGATGGGTGATCAACTCATATATGATAATCTTTCAGTATCTTTTATAGTTGATGAATATCTTGAAAACTATTTAAGTATTCATGAATGGATGACTGCTATTGGTTTTCCTAAAAACAGAACACAGTTTGGTGATTTTAAATCTAATACATCTAACACACCTTCAGCTGCAGCTGTTAAGTCTAATGATATTGGTGATGTTCAAAAACCAACTTCGGCTAATGCATTATTTTCTGATGCAACACTTACTATTCTTTCCAATAAAAATAATCCAATAGTAAACGTATTTTTTAGAGATATATATCCAGTTGCAATGACAGGATTATCTTACAATCAAGCTGCAACAGATATTGAATATTTAACAGCAGAAATTACCTTTGCATATCAACTTTTTGAAATTGAAACAATTAGTTGATATAAATAACTACGAGCAGAGATTTGATAAGCTATAACAAAATATCAAATCTTAGACTTAATGATCTAGTGACTACTCGTTGCAACTCACTAGGGTCAATATAATTAAAAGAGTGTAATCAAACTCTGCTCATTTTTTTTAAGAAAGTATATAATGACATTAGACGAATTGAAAACACAAGCATCTTCCGATTTACCTATCACTGATCAAGAACACTTAGATCAGGAATCCTTTAGAAATCAAGAAATCAAAGTAAAATGGTTAGACTACAAAACACGATATGAACTTTTGCTCGCGAGGAACAAAGGTGATTATCAAAAATTATATAGAGCTAAGTGGGAATATTATGGTGGTAAATCAGATGCAAAGGTATATGCATCCAAACCATTTGATTTAAAAGTTCTTAAAAGTGATCTAGCTATGTACATAAACTCAGATAATGAAATTATAGAACTTGGTGCAAAAATAAATTATCTAGAAATTGTTATAAAATATATTGATGGTATTATTAAATCTATAGATAATCGTGGGTGGGATGTTAGTCACGCTATTGGATGGAAGAAATTTGAAGCAGGGATGATGTAAGATGTATTTAGTAACAAGATGAAAATATGATTCATTATACCAACATCAATAAAAGTTTTTCTATTCCTGATACATTGGAAGATGGTGTTATCACTGAAGAAAGTGGTAAGGTAAAAAGAAACTCAAAAGTATTTTTTATTAAGGATGTTGTAACCTGTAAAGAAATTTTAAATCTTATTAATGAGACAACGGTGATTCAACTGACTGATATAGA